GGCTGCCCTGCGCCTTGATGATGACATTGCTCTTGCTTTGGCTAGTGGTACACATTTAGGATACTTCCCTCTTTTTTCTTTACCACTACGACCACAAGGTGGGAATGAACCATCGGATCTAGGATTGGCTATATCAACCCATTTCTCCTTAACCCATTTACGTAAACCAGCTTTCGCCATTACTTACCTACTTTAGCTTGAGCTTCTTTGTGAGCTTCTTTAAAACTCTTTCCACTTCTCATGAGATTATTCATCAATGCCATATGTTTTTTGGAATGATGAACTGAGTGTTTACGTAACATTGCTCGTTGAGAAGCAGTCAGTTTCATTTCTTTTTCTTGCCACCAGGCTTAATACGACCACTACAAACCCCTGAAGCATACATGTTGGCATATGCCGATGGATACTTCTTAAATTTTCTTTTCGCCGCCGCTTTTCCTTTAGCACATAGTTTCGCCATAAGGTTATGTTATTACAGGGTTATTGGGATTACAACGAGCTTTTTTAGGAAATAACGAGAGTATAGGTGGTTACTACTTGTTGCCACCCTGATTTTCTAACCCCCAGTAGTTCATTACACGTACACCAGCACAACAATTTGCCAGCTATTGTGTTTACTACGATAGGTCTATGTTGATTTGTAACTCTCCTGCTACCAGGTGCTGGTGTTTCTCTGGTGCTTTAAAGCCTGAGCGGTCTAAGATGTCTTTGCTAGCCTCTAACTGTACGTACTCAGACTTAGCACCAGCAGAAAGTGTAATGAGCTTATTGATTGCCTTAGATGAACCCATAGTTATCTTACGTCTGACCTCTTGCAGGTAGTATTCCTGTACCTCAGGTTTACGTAGCATCTTGCTCGCACTTACTCTCGCAGAGTTTCCCTTATATCCTGCAAGTTTACTAGCCTCAGTTATAGTGCATCCTTTGGATACGAGTATATCCACTAACTGTCTTGCTTTAGTACTTATCTCTTTCTTCTTGAGGCTGAGGTCAGTCATAATTGGATTATAGGTTCATCTAAGTCAGTTGTCCACAGGGGGAAGACAGGGGGTGGTCGGTTGTTTCTCGTTTTTCTTAGACGCCACTCATATCCTGCCTCGCTTTGTGTTAGTGCTTGTGAAAGATACTACGTATATGGTCCATGTCAAATTACCTTACATACTGTTGAATCGCTCCGCGATACGTTAACACCAATTCTAATAAGGTAGTTCATTTGACATGGCCAATATACTTCGTGGATTAATATGGCACATAAACACAATGCGAGAGCAGGAGATATCGTTATGTCAAGAAAAACAGAAAAACAACCTTTAGATATAAACATCAAGAAAGTTACTGAAAGTATTAATACAATAGCTTTTGAGATGTCAGCTTTGGTTCATCCATCATTTGAATCTGTAAGTGATTCCGATTACAGTCCAGTTAGAAGTTGGTTACAAGCTCAAATACGTGATGCTAAGTATAATATGCTAATCAATGCTGATAAGGAATCATACTTCAAGTCCGAGCTTGATTCTCTTATGCAAGATGTAAAGGCTGATGAAAGTGTAAACGAGATTGCTGATAGCAAGATTGATTCACTTCAAGCGAGGCTTGGTTACTACATGGTTGCACATGCTACTAATCAACACATAAAAGCGACATGTCAAAAGTTATATTCTGATATGTTTAATGAGACTTTTGAGCCTGAGGTTCACCTCAAAGATAGAGGTTCTGTTACACGTACTAAACAGACTTACTCTATGGCTAATGCTCAAAAGACATTAGAAAAATTTGCTAAGTTAAAACAAGCTTAGTTTATATCTTACCTAGCTAGATTAATTTCTAGCTAGGTTTTTTTATGCTTATCTGGAAACTATGTAAAACTGAAAATCAGGTGGCAACAAGTTTCACGTTGGGTATAGCATGAAAGCTTTTCCTCTAGATCATGTCATGTCTGTTGGGTATGGCATGATTGGGGAATAAAAGTATTGTATAATGTAGTACAATAATGGTACAATCTATTAACAGGAGGGAGAACAATGTCAAAGATACCTACAGCAGTAGACTTACACACAATATTGTGGGTTAAAGATATACTGCACAAACACGATATACAGTATGTAATTCAGTTGATTCTACAAGCATGTAATGATGCTGAGAAACAACATGATAATTATTACAGACAACATATCAGAGAGAACGTTCACAAAATTAGAATCAACAGAGAGGAGAATAATGATGATACTACTAACTAAATCAATCAAAGATAGATTGGTGAAAAACTATTACAAACACAAAGAGGCTTGGAATTCATGTGATGAATACGTTGAATCCAAAGCTGTAGTCAAGCTGTTTAATCCATATGGTCCAGGTGATTGGTACTTATCTGAAATGGATCCAGCAACTGGCAGATGCTTTGGATTGTGTATGATTCATGAACCTGAGCTAGGCTATGTCAATATCAAGGAGCTTGAAGAATTTGATTGTGGCTTTGGTGGTGTTGAGCGTGATAAGTTTTTCACATCAAATAGATATACATTTGATGAATGCAGAGAATTTATCAATGCTAAGTATGGATTAAACTCATGAAAATGTATGTATACAGGCTATGTCTTTCGCGTAGAAGAATGCGAAGACTTAGCGCAGGTCAAGTCACAGGGCTTGACCTGGTCACATATGGTATTTACTACAAGAAATATATAGGAGAGGCATAATGGAACTAGCATTATTACGTGGTGAGGGTATCATCACAGCTCAACAGCGCCATGCATTAACTGAGTTTCTATTATTTCATAGAGACAACAAAGAAGTATGGCGTTTGATTGTAGAGTATGGTGATGTAGCAAGACAGAAGAAACGATACAAGTATAGTATTGAAGACATCATATCTGTTATACGTTGGCATACTGATACAAAAACTAGATCCACAGATGGATTCAAAATAAACAACAACCATAAGCCATTCTATGCTAGGTGTTATATGGCATATCGTGATTGTGATGGATTCTTTACAACACGCGATAGTAAAGCAGATAACATTTGTTATAGAACATTGGTTGATATGTATTTTAAATAATATATGTAGATAGGTTACGGGTAAGTAAAACTGCATGCAACACCTATCTACTTTGGGATAGCGACAGACGGCTCACCGAGTCGCTATCCTCAACGAATTCTATACATGGGGTATAGAAACTAACGTGCCTGCCGATTTGGTTTGAGAGTGGCAGGCACAACTTAAGGAGGGAGCCATGCCAAACTGGTGTGATAATCAAGTGGAAGTTTCGCATCCACGTACTAAAAAAATGCGAAGATTGATAGGGTATATTGAGGCAGATGTCTTGTGCTATTCGTTTGCACCATATCCTAATGGTGAATGGAACTATGACTGGTGTGTTGCAAACTGGGATACCAAATGGGATATCGGTGATGCTGACATATTTGATAGAGACACTAACTTTATAGAGTTTAGTTTCTCATCAGCGTGGTCGCCACCGATTGCTATATATTGGAGAATGCGAGAGCAAGGGTACTATGTCAAAGCTCGATACGCTGAGCCTGGTATGGATTATGCTGGTATATGGCAAGACGGAGAAGAGATTACATGGAAGTGTCACAACGTACCTGAGTGTGAACATAAACTATACGCCATGATTGATAACTCAGAATGGCAGGAGGTAGACAATGGGTAGTGTAAAAGAGTTGCTTACGAATGCACATGATCCAATACTTGATAAAGAAGTAAACTTGCTAGCTGATACAGATGCTGGATTACAAATGGAACAACACAAATGTAATGCAACTATATTAGCTTATCGAGTTACGATAAAAGACTTACGTAAGAAAACTGAACAAGCAGAAGAATACTTACAGCTAGTCAAGAAAGCTAGAGAATATAAACAACATGAAGACGATTAGAATTGTCTACATTATTTGGCGAGGGATTAACATGAGGTGTACTCTTACACAGGTCAAGTCAATCCCTCAGTCTGATATTGAAGTAGATATATGGGGTGTTAGATGGGGTGCTACAGGCATGGAATTTTGTGGCTGTATAGGTCATAACAATTTGCCTGATGTAATCAAAACAACAATTCCATCTAACAAAACTACGTTGTCATATATCAATGTGCCATTGAATCATGTCAATCATTACTTTGCTCACAAGAATGTAATGAGAGAAGAGTGGCAAGATATATTGTTAGAACTTGTAAATGAAATTGCTTGCTCTAACATAAAACAACACACTTTATTTTAGGAGACACAATGAGAAACAAACCAATAACTGAGGACTGGGTACCCTCACCTAAAACAGTAACGGACATGCTATCCGAGTGTCCAGGATTAGACATACACTATGAAACAAAACAATTCAGAGACTGGTTCCTCTCTACTGGAAAAGTATACGCGAGTTGGGATGCGCGTTTCAGAATCTGGTGCAGAGAAAACTATCGCAAAAACAACAGAAGAACAGGACATTCTGCAACATCTTCCAATGATGTTCAGAACAGACAGTCATCTCTTACTCGAGTTGCGAATGCGAGAAATTCAAAACAAGATGGGAACGACAAGCGACTTTCAGTTATCAAAGGGAATTGATACTGCTGGCTTAGATGTTATTGAACAAGCACAAGTATTACTTGAGCCATGCACACGTATGGATATTGCATCTGCATTAGAAGTCATAGCATCTACATTTCAGATATCTGTACCTAATGATACTGGCTTGAATGTTTACTTTGAATGCTTAGAAAAATATCCAAAGTTTGTTGTAGTAGAATGTGCTAAACGTATCTGTCATGAGTACAAGTATCCACGTTTGCCATTGCCTGTTGAGTTTATTGAACGTTGCGATCCATTGTTCAATGAACACAAGACATGGCTGATGAATGTCATCAATTCATTTATACAACTAGAAAGATTCAAAGAATCAGGAGGGTTTAAACCAAGTAAATATTTATTAGATTATCAGAATAATAAGTAGTACAATATATAAACAATGGGAGAACACATATGGATAGAACACAAGGTATCGGTGGTTCCGATGCAAGACGTATCTGGACTGGCGATTGGCATAACCTTTGGCTAGAAAAAACAGGTCAAGCCGAACCAAAAGATTTATCATCAATAATACCGGTAAACATTGGTGTCATTACTGAGCAATATAATATTGAGTTAGCAGAAAAAGAACTTGATATTAAGATTGATAGAAGTATTGAACTAGAACAATACAAACACATGACATCAAACGTTGATGGATTGTCGTATGATAAAAATAATAATGCAACAGTCATAGAGTGTAAGCACACACATCAAGACAATGACATGATGTATGTAGCTCAATACTACTATGCACAACTGCATCATTACATGAGCCATCTAAAGTTTCTAAACATGGGTACAAATTACTGTTATTTGTCAGTCATATTTGGAAACAACAGACACGAAACAGGATTGATAGACTTTGATCCTGAGTTTGCTGATGAGCTGTTGAAACGTGAATCTGCATTTTGGAAGTATGTTGAGACACGTAAAGAACCCACTGGCTTTGATGGGTTAATTGATATATCACCTAAAGTAATACCGATTGATGGTATGACACCACGTGATATGTCAGACAATGCTGACTTTGTTGATACTGCAAATACTTATTTGGAAACAAAGAGTACTGTAGATATACACAATGAGGCGAAAGCCAAACTTAAATCTCTTGTTCCTGGTGATTGTAACCATGCCTATACAGACACGATATCAATCAAACGTAACAAGAATAATCAACTTAGAATATTAGGAGTAAACAATGACTAAAAGTAAGGAGTGTACACTAGATGACCACACTACTCAAGTAATCAATTGCATGAGTAGAGTAGCAGACTTACACGAAAAAGATGCTATTGGTACTAAAGGTGGTAAAACTTATACCGAAGTAAAACACAGGGTTACTGCATTCAGAGAATCATTTGGTTATACCTATGGTATAGATACCAACATAGTATCTGAATTATGTAACGATAAACAAGTAGCAGTTAAATGCACCATTACAGAAGTATCTACCGGTAATGTTGTTGGATCTGGACTAGCCTTTGAATGTATTGGCAAAGGTCCAGTCAATGAATTATCCGCATTAGAAAATTGTGATACATCTGCAATAGGTAGAGCATTAGCATCTATGGGATTAGGTGGTAGTGAATATGCATCTTTGTTTGAAATGAATAACTTAGGCAACAAAGCAAAAAGTAAATTCGAAAATGAATTTCCTGGTGGCTTTGATGAATACAAAAAGAAACTATGTGATTCAGATAACAAGGAGTTTAAGACAATGATAGAGAAAGGTAAGCTTACACTACTCAAAGAGATATTTGATGCTGACCAATTATCTAAAATCAAAGTAATAATTAATGAAAGATTGGAGACAATGAATGGCTAATACAAAATGTGAAATATCAATTATTGGTAGACTAGGTAGAGATGCTGAGGTCAAGACACTATCGAGTGGTAAAATATTTTTATCATTCACAATTGCAACAGATGTGTATGATAGTGAGACTAAATCAGAAGTTCCAATGTGGCACAGTTGCGCACTATGGACACCAAGAGATGGTGATACCAGGAGAATAGATGCACTTGCACCTTACATGACTAAAGGTAAACAAGTATCTGTTGATGGATCACTTAAGTATAATAACTATACAAACAAAGAGGGTGTTGAAGTACAAGCAATAAACATCAATGCACGTGAGATAGTTCTTCTTGGTAGCAAAGATGATACTGCTGATGTAACACCAATTAGACAAGATATGCCTAGTCATGGTGAGGACATACCATTCTAATGACTAAGTTACAACATGATGTCTTTGCATATGTTAAGAAATACATTCAAGTAAATAGTGTATCTCCAACATATGCAGAGATAACAAAAGAAATAAGGTTAACAAGCCGTAGTCATGCCTACAAAATAGTAGAGAGACTTGTAAATCTAGGATATCTAGCGAAAAATAAAAAGGCAGAAGAAAGAAATTTGTCATTGCCAGCCGGAAGATAATGAACAAGAAAGCAGAAATGCAGAAACTTTACGAGAGCCAAAAGAAATTTGGGTGTGTTGTATGTCGAAAGTTCAACATACCCAAACAAAGTTGGACACAAAATTACATAGAAATACACCATCTACGTAAAGGGATGGGTATGGGGCAGAGGAATATCAAATGTATTCCGCTATGTATTCACCACCATAGAGAGAATTGCTATGGTTATCATGGTATGGGCAGGAAAGCATTCGAGAAACAGTATTGCTCAGAACAGGAGTTATTAGAATACTGGGAGAATACCATAGGGATGTGTGTAAACTGGCGATTTTGGGATAAATAAGCTCGTTATATGGGCTATTGTGCTAGAGGGTTGCTACTCTTAGCTTTCAATTGCTCAATATCTTTCTTAATTCCCACAATATCCTGCTCAATCTGTTGAGTATTGGGTATGGATCTACCCTCAACAACTTCAAGTCTATTCAGTATTTGTCCTACCTGGACAAATAAACCACCCAAAGTTATCACTAACCCAACGATTCCAGCTATTGTCTTGATGTCCATAGTCTATCCTCATAAGTTCTATCAGAGTATATGTTTCTGATATCAGTGTACGTGTTGTTTATATAATAACTTATATCTGTATCTTGGAGTATTGGTTGTTCAAATATTTTTTCGTTGACATTGCTGTAGCTGTCAATGTTTTTATTTCTCATTTGCTGTGCAGTAATGTTAGAAATTGCTACAAGCTTTTCATCTACGCGATTCAATACTCTATTTACTCTATCAGTTATATCCTCTACCGAAATAGTTTCCACAACCACTCCTTGATTTTCTTCAGAGCGTGATTGTCCTGTTGCAACTGTTGTTTCGCTTGGACTGATTCTTTCGTCATCTGTGGTTGTAGGTTCTCTTTCTTCTTCTGCTGTTTCAACTGGTTCTTCTGCTGTGTTGTTTTCGCTTTCTCCGCTTTCAATGATTTCTTCAAAGTTTTCGATTTCTGTTGTGAACGTCTCGTTGGTCTTTGGTTCTTCATATGTAACCTCCTCAAATATATTTAACACACCGGTAACAATTTCTTCTTCAACAAATTTAACAAGACTAAATTCAGGTTCTTTGTATTCCTCTACCTTTACCTCTTCAAACTTTATTTCTTCAAACTTAATCTCTTCAAACTTATATTCTTCTATCTCTTCTACTTCTTCTACTGCTGTAGATATCTGGCTAGTCTGTGCTGTTGTCAGAACAACAGGATCATAAGTCATGGTAACTGATATGTTATCTACATTAGGACCAAGAAGACTAGCAGAGCCACCACTACTATCACTACCAAAAATATAAATGTTTCCCATATTGCTACCAATCCCTGTATACGAAACACTGTCGCTATAATTTTCGCCATTAATTCCTGTAACATCGTATCGCTCCTGTGTCGTAACTGCCAACACGTTGCTGTTCTCATCTAGTATTTGTAATCTGACTATTGTCTTATCAGCTGGACCACTGCCACCCCAACAGCCTTGTACACCACACTCGCCATTTTGAATCTCAACCGTAGAGTTTAGAGTAATGCCATTGTTGAGCATAGGTTGAGTTATATGAGAAGTTATGAGGTCAAATGTCTGCTCGATACTGCCATTAGCTCCAAACTCTAGGTCGTGTCCTCCTGGACAACAATCTGAAATTCTTTGTGCATCCCCTGATAATGTCCACCCTGTAGTGCCATTGTCAAACGTACCATTGGTAATTAGATTACCTGTGGTGTCTGAATTTGCGAGTAGAGGTATTAGTAATATGATCCAAATGTTTTTCATTACCGAGTTCTTTCCATCTTTGTTTAGCTTGTTCACCGATTAATCCATCTATAGGACATGGTGTACCTGCATCCATCATAGATTTCCATACAGCTTTATCCTGACACATCAATGATATCGCTGCGACTTTCATGCCTAGTGCATTGAGTAGTTTAGATTTCTTTCTACGTTCACACTCCATGTCATGATAGTAAGTACCCATGCTTGTACTAAATCCAATAACAGTCATCCCAATAGATAGGGGTATGACACAGCTATCTTGTCCGTAGACTGACATTGCTGGCGCAGAAGCTGAGTTAACAGCCGTCTCTTGATTAGTGGTGTTGGAAGTTGAATTAGTAGTTGTATTAGTCTGACCACCTGAATAGTTATTCGTAGTCTCCTGACTGTATCCACCACTTATACTAGTGTTTGACCCACTGGTATTAGTCTGATTATTAGTGGTTGCTCCAGAAGATGTAACATCTCCTATAGCTGATTCAATAGAATAAAGAACTATAAAGAACAGTAAAAATAAACAGGCTGTACAAAACTTTCTCATCGTCTAACAAGACTGCCTCCAAAGTATAGTCCTATGATTGAGCTTACCACATGAGTATCTAGTGGTGTAATGACTAACCCTTTTAGTGGTTGCCATTGTGTCATGTCAGTATCAGAGCCAAATATCCAGAAGCCTTGCTGTACTGTCTCTACATATCCAACATAAATGGGTAGCGATGGATCTATAAATGGCGCCAGCTTAGGAATAATGAGTATGGCAAACACACTCATTAATGCAATCCATCGCCTAGTATTCTTGGTAAATGTATCGGTTACCTCTCTTGCCTTGTCGAATTGCTGTGCTTGAAACTCTGCTCTTTGCATAAGCATCTTCTGTGCATCAGCTTGGTCTTTGGCTCTCTGAGCCATGATTGATAATACTCCACCTAATACGGTTGAGGTGAGCATTGATAATAATTCCATCGGTATCATTTTGAAAAGAAATAGCCTCCCACTATTGCGGCTATACCACCTAGCCATGCCATAAAAGAGATAGCTCCTTTACCCTTATTAATTGTTTCTTCTAGTTTA